TACTAGTTTCTCACGATATGTATCTTCACTATCAAACTCAACATTTTCAGCAAGAGAAGCGAGTTTGTCCTTCTGGGAAAGTGCAAGACCTTCACAGACTTCGGAGAAGATTACATCAGCAACCGACTCAGCTAATCTTTGTTTGAGAGCAATATTATTTTTAATTTGCTCGTTGAGTTTATCTTCCATCTCATCTAATTTTTCTACCATTGCGGTAGCTACATCATATTTCTCTTCAGGGATAGTTACATAATGTTCTTCAAAAAGACTTCTCATTCCAGTAAGGAATGATTCAGTCATTTCAGTCTTGATGCCATGCTCTACTGCGAGTTGATTTTCAGTCATCCACTCTTCAGCAACATACTCAAGATATGCGTCAACTCTCTCTGTCAATTCCGACTTAATGGTCGAAACTTCCTCTTCAAGAATTTCCTCATATTGTTCTTTTAATTCTTCTTGAATATCAGCAACCTTTGCCTTGATGGCAGTTTCAAAAATGGTACGTGCTCTCTCTTGGAATTCCTCAGAAAGTTCTTCACCAGAAAGAAGTGCTTCAACATCTTCTTCGACGTTGTATTCTACTTCGATCATTTCTTCTTCTGCTACAACTTCAGTTGTTTCTTCCTCAGAAACTTCCTCTTCTGCAACAACCTCTCCTTCAACTTCGTCTTCTTCTTTCATACCTTTGGGCATTGGTTCAGCAGGTTTAGCACCTCTGTTAACAATGTCCTTCACAGTTGCGATTGAAGGTTCTTTTAACTTAGCAGAATTATCATCTGCTCTATAGTTTTCGGGAGTAGGGCCACCGAGATCCTCTACAGAAGGCTGTCCAGGAGTTGAATGGGACAGTTTTTGCATTGGTTCAGCTGCAGCAGCGCCTTTGGTTACTACGTTTTCCATTTCTTGTAAATTGCTACCAACGGACATTTGACTTATAGATTTTTTGTATTAATCTATATTTATTTATAAATTATAGATTTGATAAGAATTCATTAAATAAGTTTAATTTATGTTCTTCAAGTGTTCTTTGATCAACAAGAGTGTTTATTCTCTTTTGAGTCTTTTCTGCAAGTTGTTCACGAAGAATTCCTCCTTCCCAAACCCATTCTTTTCCTTCCATAATTCCTGAGACAAATGCGTCGGGAGCAGAAGGATCAGCAACGATGTCCGCAGCAGTAGCAAGCATAAAATCTTCACCAACAACTTTGACTCCACCACGATCTTCTCTTAAAGATCCAATACCACGAGAAGAAACTCCAAGCATTACACCCTCATCAAGAAGAGAAGATGCAATCTTACCCATAGGTGTATTCAAGATTTGTGCCTTTCCTTTAAAGTTAGAACCTTCCTGAACAAGTGAAGTAATTTTATGGGAAACACGATCAAGGTTTACTGTAGGACCATCGGGATGTCCAAGTTCCCCAAGAGCACGTCCTTTTTTAACAAAAGTTTCATTGTATCTACCAACCTCTTTAGCAAGAGTTTGCATAGGATACATTCTACCATTACGGTTTTTAATGTCTCCCTGAAGAAAAACTCCTTCAATATAAAGTTTCTTACCGGCACCTTTACCTTCGGTGATAATCTTAACGTTTGAAATTTCTTCTGTAATGAGTTTCATCTAATTAACCTGTAAATCCTACTTTTAAACCTACAACTAATGCATCCGATGCTGAAATTTGATCCTGAGGACTCTTCTCAAAAAATTCAACATGGTTTTGTGGAAGTGTTACTGACGCAGTATTTGCATATCCAGTAGTGGTGCTTTTTGCAATACTGACAGTTGCAACACCACTAACGCCATTAAAAACTCTAACTACAGTTGCATTATCTAAATTAGTTGCAGTATCTAATGCAACTTCATTCCCAACACCAACTAATAAAGTTCTTGTCATTATTCTTGATCCTCGGATTGTTGTTCGTCACCAAACATGGATGCACCTAAAACTGGTCTAATACCATCAATACGTTCTGATGCTTTCGCATACAAAACATCTTTAATTCTGTCACTAATATCGGACGCAGAAACATCTGCACCAATCAAATTTACAATTTCTTCCATGAAAATTTAATATATCTATATTTTATATTTATATCTCAGCAGCTTTACCATCAGCACTGGTGATTCCACCATCTATTTCTGGTTCCATTGGAACGTCTCCCATCATTCCTTGCTCACCTTCTTGTGGTAAAGGTTCCCCAGTAATTGGATCAATTGAACTGGGATCTGGAATGATACCATCTTTAATTTCTTTTTCTATTTGCTCATCCATTTCAATCATTTCTGCATCAGTTTGTCGAAGAACTTTGCTACGAACCCATTGAGTAGAATAATACTTCCCAATATAAGGTTCAATTGTTGCAAGAACACCAAGACGTTCGTTGAGCATCTCAGTTTCTTTAAGTTCTGCAAATTGATTGTCATATAAGAAATCATATTGAATATGATCAGAAATTTTATCCCAATCTTCTACCGATACAATATTTTTTAAGATAAGTTGTGTTTTCAACATATCATTAAACATTTGAGCAAATCTTTTTCTCAAACGTCCAACAAACTTTGCAAACTTAAGTTCATCTCTCAAAATTTCAGAAGAACGTCCAAGATTAAAACCACCATCGGCAGCAATTCTAGACTCAGGAACTCCTAATGATCTGTAGAGTTTTTTCTGGAAATATTCAATGTCCGCAAGTTCACCAAGATTTTGTCCACCAGGAAGAGTTGTGATTTCAGTTCCTCTACCACCTTCTCTTCTAGGAAGCCAAAAATCTTCCATCATCGACATAAACTTACGATCATCACGAACTTCTCCTGTGTTTGCATCATACACAAGTTTGTTACGATATCGCATCATAACATCACGTAAATATTGCTCTGCTTTAACTTTTGGAAGATTACCAACATCAATGTAGAAAATGCGACGTTCTGGTGCCCTTGATAATCTATAGATAACTAAAGAATCTTCAATCATACGAAGTTGATTGAGTGACTTAATTGCCTTATGGAGATATGAAAGAACGGATCCTTTATTCCTATCGACTAGCCCAGAAGTACAATATGTAATTGCATCTTTTGCAATTCTAGTTCCTTTTGATTGTCCGGAACTACTATAAGTATTTGTTGGGTATTGTGCTTTTTGAGTATATAAGAAGTATTCCTCAATCTCCGGTGCTATTGAGTTATTGTTATTATCTTTTCCACTTGCTGGACGAATGACAGAAATATCATTCTTATCTTTTTTCTTTTCTTGGCGGACAAACCGCATTTTCATTGGATCAATATACCTCAGTTCTTTTATACCTTCTTGAGGTTTTTTTAGATCAATGACTTTGTGGTAATATAATCGACCATCGACATACCAATTTCTAAAAATTTCATGTGACTTTTTATCAAAATCTAAAAGTTCTTTGATATATTTAAATTCTTCTCTGATTGCTTTCTTTAATTTATCGGTTGCATTTAAGTTTGACAATTCAATTTCAATTGGAGAATCATAAAGATCACTTACAATTGCTTCATTTACAACATCCTCTATAGCACCATCACATTCTGGATGGAGAGACATTTCTCTATATCTTCTAATTAAATCAAATTCTGTTCTATATTGACCTTCAATATCTACGTAGGAACCATAAAATCCACTAGAAATATAATTATCAACCCCGTCCTCATTATTTTGAGGGACGGGGGAGACAATAGTTTTGGATTTTTTATCCGCATCTTCAATAGAAAAACCAAAAAGTTTTGCCATAGTATAAACTGACTTAAACTGTTATTTTATTATTTAGCTTATGTCTTCACCACCAGATTCTGGAGCATTTCCAGTATACGCTTCCCAATAATGGACTTGCATTTCTACTGTAAACTCCTGAATGGTGTCGGTAGTTTCATAACTTAAATCGATAGCAGAAATATTGGTTGGGAACACATCTTTAAAGATGTATTTCCTTAAAGTTCCACCGTCTCTATTGAGTTGATGAACTTTAGCATCTACTTGATAAAGTGCTGGATCAGTTTCACCAGTTCCATTATCAAGTTTATTGATATAATTCATCCATTTTTCAAATGCTGATCTAATGTTGAATGATGTATCATTGAGAACTGTAATAGTCCATGTTTCGAAGGTTCTGTCACCTGCGATCTTTAAGATTCTTCCCCTAAATGGAATATCAATAGGTGCTACTGTAGAAGCAGGTAATGCAGCTGCTTTTACAAGAAATCTTGCATTTTCAATAACTTCATTTTCACTCTGAACACCAACTCCTGAGGGGAAAGTTAATTCCACTTCAAACAGATTGGGTCTTGCACCACCACCTTTTAATTTACTTTTAAAATCACTAATAGTTCTTAATGGTAAAGTGTTTACTTGTTGACGTGCCATTGTTTTTTAAACCTCTAAATTAAACGTTACCAATAACTTCTTCAAATGAAACGCCAGTTCTGGTGGCAACAAATGTAAGACCAATAAAGTTGATAGACCTTGTTGGTTTGATGTAAATATCTGCTATAAATTCATTGTTATCTATAACAGCAGCAGTGTTATTTGTTTCATCACAAATAACTACAAAGTCAAAGATACCTCTCTTTGCTTGAACATCACGCAGAAATGGTTCTACAATGTTTACAAAATTGGTTCTTGTAATTTCATCATTAAATTCAAAGAGTTGATCTTTTGCTGCTGCAGAAATTGAATCTGCGAGATAGATAAACAATCTGCGAACATTAATACGATCAAATGCAGATGATTTTCCAAATCCAGTCTTATCACCGAAAAGTACAATTCCAGCACCAGGTGAGAAGATTACGGGATTAACTCTATTTGTATAAAGTTTATCTCTTTGAGTTTTATTTGGATTATATGTTAGTTTGACTGCGTTTAGAATCGCACCTCTATTTGTGCCTGCTGGAGAGAACCATGGAAACAAAATAGAATCAGTTCTAGCACAAGTTCCAGCAATATCACCATTCAATGGTACATATCTGAAGGTATTTGAGAACCTATCGAACATATACTTATAACCACTATCAAAAACTGCATAAGATGAAGATGTGATTGGTGAATAGAAACTAACAACATTATCTGTAATATCAGAATCAGATCTAATATTTACTTCAGTGTCCACCGTAGTATCAGTAATTGCAGAACCTCTATATGGTGAGATGAATGCAATCGCATCCCGTCTTGCCTCAGCAATTGCAATACACTTATTTGCAAGTGCTTGTGCATTTTCTTTTGGATATGCGGCAGATCCCATAAGAATGAAATCTACATTAAAGTTTTCAGTGTCAAATAAATCATATCCAGAAGTGAGACCACTTAATTCTGCACTTAAAGAACCAGAAGCAGTTAAATTTGATGTTCCATCATAGTTTAAACCACCACTTAGTTGACTGTTCAAATTTCCAATTGCACCAAAAGCAACACCTTCTGCTTCTTGACCCCACTCTTCATCTGATCTAAGAGTAAAAGTGCCCGAAGTATATGCAGTTGTTACAATACCAGATGGTTGAGATCCACCAAAAATATAGTTAGAATTTGTTCCCAAATACTTTCTCCAATATGATGGAGAACCGAACGAGAATTCAGCATCATCTGCCTTTGATAATCCAATGTTCTTTTCAAGAAACGAACCTGCGTTTCCAGTGATAGAACCATCTCCATCAAGAACTACAACATGAACCTCATCAAATCTTGCTCCACGATCTGCACCAAATGCTGTTGTAGAAGGACGTTCTGCAACAGAATTCCAATTTACAGTTGTAGAATCTGATAATGTTAAAGTTTGTTGATCATACCAATCCAATTGAGATGATACATCTGTAGATGCATAAGATACTGATTGCCCAGCAGTATGAATAGCTACAGAACCAGAACCAGAGAATGCATAAACACCTGCGGGTTGATAATCAACTTTAGTTACAGTATTTCCTGCAGAAACATGCTCAAGTACTTTTACATATATGTTATTACCATCAACCTCTGTTACAATTCCCTTTAAGTAACCATCAAGAGTTGATGTTGTACCTGCTCCAGGAAGTGTTGAAGAAATTGATTGAGTTATTCCATAACCAACACTAAGTCCAGCTGGTAATGCAGACAAAGACAGAATCTGATCTGCTTTTGCATCAATAATACCAACTCTGATTCCATTACCCCAAGAACCAGGATTTCTTGCAACTACTGTTACTCCAGGAATATCACTTTGGTCATATCCAAGTTGCTGATAGTGCTCAGAACTCTTAATTTTTAAAGTTGCTCCAGTATCACTTGCATTTTTTAAATCTGCATCGTCTGCTCTTATAACTCTAAGAGCTCCTCCATATGCAAGGAAAGAAGAAGCAACTAGCCAGTGCTCGTAGTGATTGTCTACTCCATGTGGTTTTCCGAAAATATCTAATAGATCTTTTTCGTTTTCAACTAAAGTAGGAACCTCTACAGGTCCTTGTGCGAAAGGTGAAACAATCGCACCAATACTGGCAGATGTAGGATCTACTCTACCAACTGTCAGGTCTACTTCCCTTACTAAAATACCAGGAGATGCTAAATTTAATGGCATCTGTTTTACCCTCGCAGTCCAAATTTATCTAAAAATATTTATGAAAAAGGGTATTTTCAGTGGGGAAACAATGCGTGAATATCTACCAATCAGGATATTCCCAATTAGATTTGATTTTCTTTTTGGATCTGACCCTACTTATCGTACATTCTTTGCACTCATAAGAATATGCTGAAGGTAAAGTCTTTCTATCTTTTCTTGTAAGATAGTAATCTTCTATTATATTTTTAATTTTTCCACAAACCCTACACTTACGGTCAAAAAATAATAAATGTTCTATTTCTATTTCATCATCAAAGGACATTACATATAATCCCACATATATGAACGATCACCATATTCATCAGTATGCCATCTGTCTCCATTAGAATCTACAAAACTTTCTTCACCATCTAAACCATCAGAAATAAATCCAAAGGGTGCCATATCCTGCTCAATCTGATTCTTCTGCTCCTCATATATTCTCTTACGAACATCATTATCCGTCATCTCTCTAAAATAATCTTGTGCAACTAACCAGGAGAATATAACAAGACACATTGCAAGGTCATCATTACAACCTTCTTCTGCCTCAAATGAATTACCTTTTTGTGCAAACGTTGTGAGTTCTGAAATGACCTCATAGTCACTAGTAATTAACTTATCATCTTCAATTAAAGTTTTGAGGTTAGAGCATCCTAACTTTTTAACTGCAGCAGTTGTTCTGACACCAAGTTGAGATTTTTTTCCACTAAAACCAGACCCAACAATCTGCCCATTCCTACCTCTCATAGCACACATGAGAATATTCTCATATTCTAAATCATATTGAAGAATACTTGCAACTTGATCACCAATATCATTGACCTCAATCAATAACCAAGAATCATTATATCCTTTTGCCACATCCAAAATAATATTTGGAAATAACATTGGTTTAATTTCATTATTACGATATTTACCTACAACTTTATAGGGAAACTCTGTGATATCAAAAATAATGAATGCAGAATAATCATTACCTAATCCACGAGCAACGTCTACTGTAATTAGATAGTTATGATCTTCTTTTGGATTTTCATAGATATCGAGTCCGGCATTTCTTTTGATTGGATCATCATAAACCAACATCTTAAGTTTTGCTGGATTGATAAGTGTATTGACAGATCCTAAGAACTCACAATTGTGTGATACTAAATTATTTGAATAATAAAGATTATCTTCACCAACATCAAGTAAATCATAAAGATATATTCCCTCTTCT